GCCAAAGCCGCCTCAATCTTCAGTATTGCGTCCATCACTGGCTCCCTGGTTATCTCGGTTGTCTGCCTTGTCTTTCACCGCTTGCTCCAACTTTTCCCAAAACTCGTAGTCGAATTCAGGGGGCGGTGCGTGCTTGGCTTTGTTAGCCTCTACCCTGTCTCTGTGGTTCACGATGTTTCCTTTTCATTTGGCTAACGCTTGAACTCGCCGCGTGCATTAATGGCGGTCAACCCCAGGTCCTGTGCGTTTCGGCGATATGTTCGCGCCCGTCGTATTCGCTGATTTCGTAACTGGTCCCATCAGGTACTTCAACAACCGCCAGTTCGGCGTACATGCCGTTTGCCTCGGTGCCAAGCTCCTCCACTACTTGAGCCAGCGCCGGATCGGCACGGTCAATATCGCGGTCGTACAGACTTTCGTTGCTTGACGCTTCGTTGTGGGCCTTGCGCTCCGCTAATGTTGCGTTGTGCCAGTCGATTGGCGGCACGCGTTTACCCTTCGGCACAAGGTAATAAGTGGTGAAACTGAAGTCGCCCTTTTCGGGATACAGCGTCAGACCCTTGATTTCAGCGTAGCGATGGATGGCTTTTTCGCTAAGACCAAAACCGCCAAAGCACTTGTTGATAACAACTTTCATTTCTCAATCTCCAAAAGGTTAGGGTGGGACTCCAGCCGTCATCCGGCCATCGGCTTACTAGGCTTACGGTTCGGCGTTGGCGTTCTGTTGGCTGGAGTGGTCCCGTAATCAAAAAGCTATGTCGTCGCCGTCGTCAAAAGCCGGATTGCTCGGGCTAGGCGTCATCGCGGTGGGACGCGGCTCCTGGCCCTCTGGCTTGCCGCCCAGCATCCGCATCTGGTCGGCCTTGATTTCAGTGCTGAACTTTTCAACGCCGTCTTTGTCGGTGTACTTGCGTGTCTGGATCTTTCCCTGCACAAAGGCAAGTGAGCCCTTTTTGAGGTACTGACCGCATATCTCCGCCAGCTTTCCGAACGCCCCTACGCGGTGCCATTCCGTGTGTTCCTTGGCCTCTCCGGTCGCCTTGTCTTTCCACTTCTCAGTAGTGGCAATGGAGAAGTTGCACACAGCGTCACCGCTGGGCAGGTAGCGGGTTTCCGGATCGCGTCCAAGGTGCCCAATGATCTGTACTTGATTCAACATGCGGTTTCCTGTTCTGCCAGACGGCTCATTTGTTCAACTTCGTTATCAACCTCTTCCATGAACGCCTTGACCTCAATAGCCAGCGTTGCAATGGCCTTGTCATCGCGTGGGATGCGGCGGACGATCAATTGCAGGCCTTCCGGGAAGTCCGGGTTCCAGCTCACAAAGTCCCACCACTCCCGTCCCGTAATCCACATGCCGCCCTGGATCTGCCATGTGTACTCAGGAGGCTCTGCGGTTTGCTTCAGGTAGGTTAGATGCGCCGACCGCTCCGGGCACTTGATTTCAAGCCCGCCAGCGGCGCCAATAAGGCCGTCAGGCGAAGCCCCTGCGCGCAAGCTGTCGTGCATCAGAAAACCAACCTGTTCAACCGACAGCCCTGTTTCTGTCTCATAAGCCAGCCGCGCCATTGGCTCGCGCTCGATGCCCTGGCGCATCGCTGCATTGGTGAAGCCATCCAGCGGCCTGCCGGTCAGGGTTTCAACCACCAGATCAACGCGGTAGTTGCGCCGGCCTGCCGCTTCGCCACTCTTTACCTTCGCCATTACGTCAGCGAAGCGGCTCGCGGTGCAAACCCCGGCCCTGGCTGCGTGCCATTCGGTCGTGCCCTGCGCACAGTCGATGGTTTTCATTCGACTGTCTCCGGGGCTTTGGCCTCCACGTCCTGAATGTCTGCAATTGGCGCATCGGCTCGGCGAGCTACGGCTTTAAGTCCCTCATGTTCCGCTGCCAGCAACTTGCGATTCGCCTTGCCGGTCTTTTGGAAAAACTCGGCATAGGAGGCGCTGCCGCCCATGGCCGCGTCGCGAGCCTGCTTGAGTAGTTCGGCAGATATCACGGGGGCGGCTGGTTCGGCATTGATGGTCACAACGCCTTCGGCGCCTTCTGTGTTCAGGTGATGAATCGCCTGCTCCAGCCGATCGGTTTTGGGCCAGTACTTGTAGGCCTGTTTCACGCAGGTCTTTTTGATCATTTCCCCCTCATCGGTGCCCCAAGGACCGGGAGTCTTTGCTTTCCCGGCCTTGTAAGACTTCCACGCCTGCGAACGGTCACGGATGGCGACGGCCTGTTCATAAGTCATCGTGTGCGTGAGATATTCGCCGTCTGCTGTCTTAACTACTACATACACGCCAACAATGGCCCCCCGGTCGGAATCAAACGGGTTGAAATGATGTTCTGGCGGCTTGTCGAACCCGTTGAGGGTGAAGCCATCTTTGGCGTAAACCAGCGCGGCCTGAGCCCATTTGATGGACCCCGTAGCCATCGCTAAGTCCATCAGCCCCATGTAGCTGATATCCAAGCAAATCTTGCCGTCACGGGGCACCAGATACGCCTGTTTTTTGGCAGGATTCAAACTGATCCCAATGGCGGCAATGTTGGTCACGGCGTCTATCACCGACTGACGCGCATTGATGGCGATTTGCAGGGAGTAATCCGTTTTGGACAACGCCTGGATCGCAAAGCCCGCCTCGCGCTCAAAGTTGATATCTTTGTCAGACACAACGGATGTGAACATTTCGCGGGTGCCGTAAATGTCGTCGGTGATTACTTGAAGGTTGTTCATTTCATTCCTTGGTTAAAAAAAGTTTTCCGAAAATGGCGGCTCATTTCGGCCCCACAATCCACCAAGCAGTAAGGCAGCAAGCGCCCACGATTCCAAACACGTACCCGGCTTGCTCCCACCATGTACGGTTGCCCCACCACCGGGCGAAGTCGTCCATTGAATTGCCTGGCGCATCGAACATCACGACATGCAGCGGGTAGTCAGGCCTGAAGTGCTTTTCTGCGGCTTTGTGATAGGCGCGCTCGCGGACGGGGCAGTCTTTGCCGCCAGTGCATTTGTAGGTGCAGCAGGTCATGGCTTCACCGCCAGTCCGCGCCACTTTTTGGCTTGGCACGAGCCCTTCACATTTCCACTCGTTGCTGCGAAATCTGCCGTATCACTGTTCCAGCCCCATGACCTTCCGTTCCAGTACGCAAATCCATCGGGGCGCACTTGATCAAAATCGCGCGAGCCGACCAAAAGAATGACCTCATAGACCCCAACATGGGGCGGCTTCACGGTCGGCGGAAACCACGGCGTCAATTTCTTGCTCATGTCAAAAGCCCTCCAAGGAGAAAAGCAGCGGCGATGGCAAGCGTCCAGCCAACTGCGGTGTAAGGCGCGGATTTGCGCTTGACTGGCCCCTCAATCGAATTGCGGTAGTCAGGACCTTTGAATGCGTCCACCGCAGAGCGCGGGAACATCCTGGTTGTGTCGTTGTGCATCACTTCCTCCAGAAAGCGCGGAAAGCATCCGCAATCAAAATTCGCAGCTTGCTCAGCAATGGGTGCGGCTGGGTTGGGATGGGGCGGTTCATGCGGCACCTGTGGCTTTGGCGATGGCTGCTGCGGTCTTGTTGAATGCGGCCAGCCGGTCCAGTGCGGTCAGTGCGTCGCGCTCAGCAATCAGCGCCTCCAGCAACTCAGGCGCAGCGGCGATCAGACGGGCGTTGGCGCGCTCTTGTGCAACGGAATCGGCTGGGCCGCTTGCAAGGCCCACACCGGTTACCAGTAGCGTGTGGCCGTTCGCCAAAATCGTGCCGTGCTCATTGATCGTCCAAGGCCCCGGCGTATGCCCTTGCACTCGGCTGGCGTCAGCGTTAGCAGAATGAAAAGAATCAGCCATGAGTCATCTCCAAAGGTTTGCGAATAGCTGCAATACCAGCAGCAAGGGCGTGATCTGCAGGGGTGAGAGGCTCAGCCTGGATTTGTTTGCCAGTCCACAACCCCAGCGACTTCGCCTCCATGCCCTTAGCCCACGATTCACCAGCATTCACGCGAAGGCCGATGTAATGCGAGTCACGGACTTGCGAGTCCTTGCAGCTGATCGTTCGGACCAGCTCACGGCTGGCTGCGCGGTAGATGTAAACGTCATCGTCGTTAAACGAGGTCAGCGCATGGGACGCTGTGCGGGCGGCTTGGTGGGTCATGACAGACTCCCGCGCTCAATGTTGATTGCGCAACTCGCAGCGTTCGGTCCGCTTTCAGCCATGCACAAGCGGGCGCCATCACAGCCGCAATCAGGAAAGCAGCAGTAGGGCAGCGAATCGCCGCTGGTCGGATTGCCGTACTGATCAATCTCTTCCTCGTCAGCGGCGGGCATTGCGCATTTACCTGCGGGGCAATGGCCCATACCTTCGGCGCCGTGATCAATCGCGTACTGGCAGCGACCATCTGTACGGCACAGACCCCCACCACCCAAACCAGAATCGTTATTCATGCTCTGCTCCCTTGGGGGTTAGGCTGCGACTGGTTTCGCGTCTTCAAACTTGACCACCAAGTGGCGGCCCTCATGCGTGCAACCGTTCTCTTTGACGAGGTAGGTGGCCGACATGTAGTCGCTTACGGAAGCGATTACCCCTCGTGTTAGCTTTGTGCCGATGGGGTAAGGCGGCTTTATGTCCCATTCGGCGACCCAAGCCTTGCGCGCCTCTTCTTCAGCGTCCCGTACAACCGAATCGATGCTGTCCAAGTCTTCCGCGTCCTGGAGGCAAAGACCATCCCAGCCAAAGTCGTACTCCAGCGCTTTTGCAAGCTCATAGCCATCCATTCCGAGGCGCCATGTCTCCGCAATGTCGCTAGCGGCTTCATCGGGGACGCCCCAGCGGTGGAGCGAGTGACGTTCGATGTAGGCGACAACTGCGGCCTTCACCATTGCATCGGTGCGCTTGGGTGCCGGTGGAGGTGCTACGCCCTCGATAACGCGCTGCGTTGCCCCGCCGGAGTCAGCGTTGACCAAATGGTCTTGAATTGCGTTCATGTATCTCTCCTACTGTTGTTCAATCAATCTCGCCCCAAGAGGGGTTAGGCGGATGCCTTCTCGACATAGAAGAAGCTCAGGAGCCGGTCAAACCAAGGCGTACCGTCCAGCTCGTCGTCGGAGCTGAACTCTTGGCCGTCTGGCGTGTTGCCAAAAAACCGGCCATTGAATGAGCTGAACAGCACCATCACGCCGGGTGAGCGGATGGCAACGTGGTCATCGCCCTTTTTGTATCGGCTGTCGTCAAACTCGATGCCGGCAGCCTTGCACTGGGCCTTGATCTGCGCGAGGGTTTTGTTTCCTGCGAACTTCTTCATGCTTTTCTCCAGAGTTAGTTACTAGCCATCCACCGCCTCAATCCGCGTCGAGGGCTTTGCCTCGTGGTTTTTGGTGGTGTTAGTGGTCATCCACTCCAAAGCGCAGATCAACTACGCTTCAGGGTGGCGCCTCTTACGAAGCGCGCCAGCAGCGAAAAGCCTTGCCTTCCTTGCGGATGACAAACTTGCGCGGCGGCTGGATTTCTTTGCCGTATGCGTAAATCGTGGGGGGGCTTTTGGTGATGAAGGACTGGCCCACCTCCATCGCCTTGAGCGCGGCACGAACTTCGCTGTGCTTGTTGCGGCCAGTTGGTACGGGGATGTGGCTGTCGAGGGCAATTGCCATTTGTTTCTCCAAGTAGGTTGTTGACAAAACATCGCTGCGGTATGTTTGGTTTCTCGCCGCGATGAATGAATTATGCAAAGAAGTTTGCAGTCGCGCAATAGGGCAAGGCAAAATAGTTTGCTTATTTGTGTAAAGTTCGGGTATTCACCTAGATTTCAGGCAAAGAAAAACCGCCTCGCGGGCGGTTGGTGTGGCGCTAGGCCAGTTCTTGGAAGGACAGTTCCCAGCGCAGCTTACGGCGAAGCGCTTCGAGGGCGGGAAGGGCGTCTATAGGGTGGCGTCGCCAATGGCCCGTAATGCCTGTGCGGAAGCCCGTGGGGCCGTCCTGTATGGCGTAGAGGACAGAACGGAAATCAGTGTCCGAGGATTCGGCCAGGTCAGCCAGATCCCGCAGCAGGGTTGCCGCTTCCTTTTTGGTCAGTTGGTCTACCCGCAGCAGTTGCAGCATCACCTGGGCCGGTTGGTAAGTGACTTGCTGCTACGGCACCGCCGGGCTGGCTACCACTTTTCGGCTTCATTCTTGGCTCTTGCTTTTGAAAACCTACTGAGTAGTTTCCCGCCCTGATAGAACTACCAATGGCGGCCCATGTAACCGGTTGTATTTCACTTTGCAACAGGTCTGCAAGACGCGCCGCCCACCCACCATCGGGGGAATTCGCCATTTGTTGTAGGAAATATCCTGCAGCGGTGCGCGACTCGGCTTCCATGCCGTGTAAACAAGTACCAAGGATATTGAGAGCTGCTCGCATTGCTTCTGCAGGATTAATGTCGGTCGATTGATCTAGATCAATTGGCGCTGGGTCGGCTTGCCCGGTCAGTAGAGCGTCTGTGGTGGTTCCCATGGCGCGGGCCAGTGCAACCACGTAGCGCGGAACGCGATCACCGGCCGCTTCCAGCTGCTCAATGTGTTGGCGCTTGACCTCTGGCTTTCCGAGCGCCTGGTGGCGCGTCACAGCCGCCGCCATCTGGGCCGTTGTCCAGCCCCTATCCGGGTGCAGACGGAACGTCTTTACAAATTTCCCGAGATTTTCCATGCAAATCATTTTGCAGGCCTTGCACGCAAGCTAGTTTGCCTGTTAAGATGCAAACTACTTTGCAGGAGTTGCGACATATGGCAAGAAAAACGGGCATCGAAAGGGCGGTCGCCATCTACGGCGGGAGCCCCACCAAGCTGGCAGCGGCATGCGGAGACGATATCTCCCGCCAGAACATCGAGCACTGGCTCAAGGCCAAGCGCGTCCCGCTGGAACACTGCGCCGCAGTCTCCGCCGCTACGGGCGTCGATCTGGAAGACCTCAACGACAAGTGGTCCGCCGTGCGCGAGCTTGCCAAGGTCTGAGCCGTGCCAAGCCTCCCATGCGCTAACCCATCCCATCAGGGAGTCGTTGCTGGCGTTTTTGAAATTCGTGTTTTTCATTGCGCTCATTTTTCGCTGAGCAAGCCTCTCAACACCACACATCTGATTTGAGACATGAACCAATTAGCTATCCCGAACGTAGTCACGCCGCAGGAAGTAATGCGGGAGAAGTCACTTGGTGGCTCGATTGATCTTTGCGTCAAAGCCGCTGGCTACGAACCCAAGGAAGTGCAGGCTGAATTGAAGCTGGACAAAGCGCAGTTCTCGCGCTGGTCATCTGGCAATGAGGGGATTCTGTGGCCCAAGTTGGTCGCAGTGATGGACTTCTGCGGCAACGATTCGCCGCTTCTCTGGATGAACTACGACCGCGGATTTGACCTGACAGCCATGCGTCACCGCGAAACCGAAACCGAGCGCCAGAACCGTCTGTTGCGCGAGGAAAACGCTGCGCTGCGCCGTGTCCTGGCCGGTGGCGCCGCCTAACCCAATCAAAGGAGAAAGACATGGACGGAAAACGCTGCAAATTTTCAGACCCGGCGCATAACGGCCACCACTGCGGAAGCTATGCATTCAACCTTGCGCGAGAAGACGTCAAGCAGGGCGACTACTGCGACGTGCATTACTGGCGGGTTCGATGCGAAAAGGCGGAGTCCGCAGCCCTATCCCAGCCAGCCGCAGCGCCACTGAGATTACCTGAGAACGCGACCGAGGTTCGATTGTTCATCGGCCCTCACGCTCACAGCACTCAGTTTAAAAACGCGCCCAAGGACCCCGAAGACTGGCGGGGGTATCTGGACTCTGAGTCGAGCGACGAAGACAACTACCACGTCAGCGCGCATGACTTGCTTATTTGCTTTCGAGATTGGGTTGACTTTCCAATCTACGCCGCCCCAAAGGCCACCAAATGAGCGGCACCGGCCCCACCCTGAAACAGCAGCGCGAAAAGCTCCGCAAAGAGTACGACGAAGAACAAGCCAGCTTGCCAGCTTCGCGCACCCCCTCGCGGACCTACGTTAACTCAACGATCCGCGAGCCGTACACCGGCAACAACATGTCCAGCCCTAGAGCTGACGCTGACCAGCATTTTCTGTGCAAGAGCGCCGGAGTTGTGGCGCAGATTAGGAGGAATCCATGAATTGCAAAAAGGGCGATCTGGCTGTGATTGTTGGCTCAGACATTCAGGCAAATATTGGGAAATTGGTGACCGTAAAACGGTTTCAGACTGATGCCCATTTTGGTCCGGAATGGGAGTGTGAGCCGCTTTCTCCGATGCAGGGGTTTGATGAGCTGGGCAAGTTGGAGGCGCCGGGCTTGGGCTTGATCGATATCCCAGACTCGGACCTCCGCCCCATCCGCGACCAACCGGGCAACGAGACATTTGTAACCGAAGCCCGCAACAAACTCAAAGGCAAGACGGAAATATCTGAGCGCGGCGAGGTGCATTCATGAGCGCCGTACTCATGCAAGACAAGCTCCTGGAGCTACTAAAAGCCCAGTGGGTGACGCCTATTGATGCGCTGGAGAAGGCGCAGTGCTTTTCACTTTCGCAGCGCTGCGGAGGATTCAGGCGCCTTGGCATGCCGATTCAGGACAAGTGGGTCCATTTGGCCGGTGGCAAGAAAGTGAAGGCGTACACGCTTGCAGGCCGCGCGGAAGAGGGCGGGGTTGCGTGAATGAGCTGGCTCTTTTCGCGGGCGCTGGTGGCGGAATACTCGGCGGCAAGCTGCTTGGATGGCGAACCGTCTGCGCAGTTGAACGTGATGGATACGCCGCACAAGTTTTGGCACAAAGACAAAACGATGGATTTCTCGAACCATTCCCGATTTGGTCTGACGTGTGTACTTTTGACGGAAAGCCGTGGGTTGGCCGTGTTGATGTCATTTCTGGCGGCTTTCCCTGTCAGGACATTTCCGGAGCAGGCAAAGGAGCTGGGATCAACGGAGCCCGCTCAGGACTGTGGCGGCAAATGGGTCGGATCATTGGCGAAGTACGACCAAGCCACGTCTTCGTGGAAAACAGCGCAGTCCTTACTTCACGGGGATTGGGAGTTGTTCTCGGAGACCTGGCCGCGATGGGGTTTGATGCGCGATGGGGAGTGCTGGGCGCTGGACATGTTGGAGCGCCCCACGTTAGAGAACGTATCTGGATACTGGCCAACTCCCACAACTGTAGGCAAGAGCGGTGGCTCAGCCCTGTGCAAATGGGGTGGCTCGCACTCAAGGGCGAAGCTGCGGAAGATGGTGACGGAGCGAGAGCTGAATGGCCCACTAAACCCGGAGTGGGTATCTTGGCTGATGGGGTGGCCGCTCGCATGGAGCAGCTTAACGCCCTTGGAAACGGACAAGTTCCAAGAGTGGCAGCAGCAGCATGGCGAATGCTTGGAGGGCCTGTAGCGTGATCCTCACCCCCAAAAACTGGGCCGAGTTCCAGCACTACAAAGACCGGGCGCCGCCGTGGATCAAGCTGCACAAAAAGCTGCTGGATGACCGCGCGTATCAGTCGCTCCCACTCGCTAGCAGAGCGCTAGCACCGATGCTCTGGCTGCTTGCAAGCGAGAGCAAAGACGGGTCCTTCGATGGCGCACACGAAGAACTGGCCTTCCGACTGCGCACAAACATCAAAGACATAGCCGCTGGACTCAAGCCGCTGATTGATAAGGGTTTTTTCTCTGTGGTGCAGAACGCTAGCGGCGTGCCAGCAGACTGCCAGCAACTTGCTGTACCAGAGACAGAGGGAGAGACAGAGGCAAAGAGAGAGAAAGAGGCAGAGGCCCCCACATCGAAAAATTCAAAGGGACGGAAGACGGGTATTCCTGACGACTTCGGAATTTCTGAACGCGTTCGCGTCTGGGCGGCCAAAGAGGGATTCCGCGATCTTGAAAAACACCTTGAAGCATTTGTGCGCAAAGCCAACGCCAAGGGGTACGAATACGTCAAGTGGGACGACGCCTTCATGGAAGCCATTCGCGAAGACTGGGCCAAGTTGCGGGGGCGGGTTGCCAACGGTTCCGCGCCTCCTGCCGACCATGCCAGCGCTGACGAACTCGAATCCCGCGCCGCGATTGAAAAGCAGGGTTGCGAAAAAGGGCTGGGTCCGTGGGATTGCCTTAAGGAGCAGTTTTCAGCCTACAGGGAGCGCGTATTGCGAGCCCCGCGGCTGCCCGGCTTCAACCTCGATCAACTCGCCGCAAGGGCGCCAAAACAAGGAGCATCCGCATGAACCTAGAAATCACCAGCGCAAGGCCCTTGCCCGCGCACGGCCACCGAGCCGAAAAACATACCGAATTCCGCCTGTCACTCCAGCGCCTTGGTGTGGGCGAGTCGGTTTTTTACGCGGGCATGACACCAATTACCGGTCAGAGCTATTGCTCAAAACAAGGCGCATACAGCGGAAAACGGTTCACAACCTCCGTTGAGGGCGATGGGATTCGGTGCTGGAGGACGCAATGACCTGCTCCGCCTGCGACGCCTTCACCGTCAACCGCTTGACTGGCGCCTTTCGCCTGGACTGCCTGGAATGCGCGGCGCGCCACCTTGCCCAAAGCCCAGATTTTGCCGAATCAGCCAAGAACGGAAACATCACGCAGGACTACCGCAAGCTGCTCGACTGGTCTTTTGGCTCCGACTGGCCGGCAGGTCATGCGAACGTGAAGCGCTATGCCGCGCTGATCAAGGGGGCGCCGCTATGAGTAACCTGTTCGAGCGTGATTGCCCCCACTACGTTGCGAAGGTGGCGGGATGAGGTACGCGCTGCGTGTTGACGCCAACCAGGCGGCGGTAATCAGCGCCCTGGAGGCGGCCGGCGCGACCGTGCAGGTAGTCGGCAAGCCCTTGGATCTGCTGGTGGGTATCCGTGGACAGTTCCTCCTTTTGGAAGTCAAGGACGGCGCAAAGGTGAAGTCTGCCCAGAAGCCGACCAAGGCGCAGACGAAGTTCTTTGAGCGCTTCCCCGGCTATCCGTGGGCCATCGTTGATGGTCCTGAAGCGGCGCTACGGGCGATTGGGTGCATCAAATGAGCTTCCAAAAGTTCACCTACATCCGCAGCCCAGCCTTGCTCAAGGCCTGCCGCGCCATCCCCTGCACCAATTGCGGCCGGGATGACGGTACGGTCTGCGCTGCGCACTCGAACATGGCGAAGCACGGTAAAGGCCGGTCAATCAAGGCGTCAGACGTGTTTGTCGCGGCGCTGTGCCATCTGTGCCACTTCATGCTCGACCAGGGCTCGCGGCTAAGCAGGGATGAGCGTGAGGCGATGTGGGAGTCCTGCCACTCCAAGACCGTGCAAATTCTGGTGCGGCTGGGCCTGTGGCCTGAGAACGTACCAATACCTGAATTGGAGGTGACAGCGTGAAACAGACTTACATCATGTCCCACGACCTAGCCCGCCAACGCGCCATCCAGGCAGTCAAGGACGCGCCCGCAGGCTACGCCGTCACCGTGGGCGAGCCGACCCGCAGCCTAGACCAGAACGCCGCCCAGTGGCCCTATCTGGCAGGTTTCGCAGCACAAAAGCAGCTCTGCATCAACGGCGCCATGGAGTGGGTAACCGATGAGGACTGGAAAGCAGTTCTAACCGGCTGCTGGAACGGCGAAATGCGCATGGCCGCATTCGACGGGAAGGTAATCATGATGCCGCAGCGGACAAGCCAGATGGGCAAGAAAACCTTCAGCGACTGGATGGAGTTTCTCGTTGCGATGGCGGCGCAAAGTGGCGTCGAGCCGATCTACAAGAGCGCGCCGAGGATGGCGGCATGAACCCTTTTGCGGACCTGTCTCGCGAGATTGTTGATCGCCCCGGAACTCCGTCTGAGGATGGGTTGAAGAGGCTGGCAATAAAACAAGTGCCGCCAGCCCTTGAAAGAACTGCACCGGTGTTTGTGTGTGTGGCAGAGCAGATGGAGGAGCCCGTGGTTTTGGTCAAGGCCCCGGAGGCGCCAAAGAGTCCAGCGCCCAAAGTTATTGCGTGGCGAAACACGGAAGCGATGGTGCTTGTGCACGGCATAACACCAAGTTGCATAGGCACTTTATTTCGTCAGCGCCTCGAGTTCTTTGAAATTTAGTCCAAGCCTGCACGAGGCAACTAGCACCGGCCAAATAAAAGAGAGATTTCCCCGCCGCTACACCCTCGGCCTTTAGGGTGATAACTGGAGTATTGAAGATGGATGAGTTGAAGCTTTTGATTGAAATGGTCTCCAACCTGCCATCGCTGGCTGTGTGGGTGCTGATTGGCTACCTTGTCTACAAGGTGGTGGTGATTGGCTCGATTTACGGGCTGGCCCGGTTCGGCATTGAAAAGCTGCATTCATGGCTGACCACCCCAAAGGAGCGTCTTGTCGATGTGCGGTTGATGTTGGATGGAATGTGCATTATCGGAGCGAAGGAAGAGCTTTTGTTGCAACTTGAACGGGTGCGACTCGTGGGGTATTCCGGTGGGTACATCCACGACTCGCATGTCGCGTGGTTGGAGGCAGCAATCAACGACAAGATCGCCAAAGACCAAAAACCGAAAGCCTAACCCCAGGCACTACGCCTGATTAACTTGGGAGAGTGGGATGAGTGAAATTGAACAACTGCGCAAAGAGGTGAACGAGCTGCGGGAGCGTGTGGCCCGACTTGAAGCGAAACAGCAGCCCCTGACTGTGTTTGGCAAACCGCTTCAGCCGAACATATTGCAGGGTGTGCCGGCCGTGTGGCCTGTTGGCGCCGTAGGCGGAACTCGCGTTCGCTGCGCAATTACGGGGCAAGACCTCGGATCGGCGGACTAAAAAAGAGTCGACCATAAGAGCAAAAAACAAGAGATTTCAAGGCTAAGCCGTTGTTTTATAAAGAAAAAATAGAGTCGACTGCTACGCGGCCAAATGAAAAGAAAGGACTGAAATGAACCCAGACATCGAACGACTGGCGAAAGAGGCGGAACTGCAGTGGCTCACTAAGGTAATGGGCACCGTAACGTACTACATGGCATCACCGGAGCAGCTTGCCAAATTTGCCGCCCTGATGGCCGAGGAAGCGGCGAAGGTTGGCGATCAGTGCGCGGCGCAATCGCATTGGACGCTGATGCAGCGGCTTGCGGCAGAAAGTATTGCCGACTCGATTCGACAGGAATTCCCAATGCCGGGAGAGCAGGGGTGAACGGACACGGCGGCAAAAGGACGGGCGCGGGCAGACCCAGAACCCCGCTCGACGGGCGGCGGGTGCTTGCTCTTGTCTCCCAGAAGGTGCCGCAGCGAGAGATTGCCGAACGATTCGGAGTAACGAGGCAGGTCATCCAGTATTTCCTAAAGACCCAACAGAACTAAAAGGACGGAACATGATGCGCAACGAAAACGATTACCTCATCTCGGATATGTTGGCCGCATGGCACAAATGGGCCTCCGGGTGGTCCGGTGTGGCCTCCCACGGCTCTTGCGCCATGTTCACAGGGGTGCGCAGCTCCCGTCAGTGGGATAGCGCCAATGACGTTGTTGACGGGTCCCTGCACAACGATCAAATGAAGGCGATCGATTTCATAGTCATGGAAATGGACCCAATCCACCGCACGGCAATCCAGATCAAGGCGCGCAACTTGGCGACCGGGGCGAACGTGTGGAATAGCCCACGGCTGCCCAAAGACCCGGAAGAGCGGGCGGTTTTGATGCTGGAAGCGGTGAATGCACTGACAAAACGCATGTTCGCAGCAGGAATGGTGTAATCGGCGCCATGACCGAATACCCCGAAGACGAATACGTCCTACCCTACATCTATCTCTCCCCGGAGGAGCGGCAAAAGCAGCAACAACTAGTGAACGCGGCTTATCGCGAGATTGTGGACAGAACACCAATCGCGGCAGAAAAGCCCAACTTTCCGACAGACGGTAGCAGATAATGCTTGACGATGGCTGAAAACTAGGCAGAATATCGCGTGTGGGGCGTAGCTGTCTCTAAAATTTTCCGAGGCAAAAAAAACAAGCCCCGCTCAGTGCGCTAACACTGGCGAGGCTCTGACCACGCAACCTGTACTAGAGGTTTTATGGCTGATACAGATTCTACGCCTGTCAAGGCGTGCGTAAAATGCGGGGCCACAGACCGAAACGGTTCTGGCAAATGCCGCCCCTGCAAGAAGCTGATAAGCGCCCGCCGCTATCAAGCAAAGTCCGAACAAATTAAGGCCGCTGCAACAGCTTGGCGTGCGGCCAACAGCGGGCGAGACCGCGAGTACTCTAGGCTGAAGTACGAGGCCAATAAAGAGGCTGTCAAGGCCGCCGCCAATGCGTGGAACAGGGCGCACCCCGAGAGGGTGAAGGCAAACAGCAAAGCGTGGAAGGCGGCCAACCCGGCTGGCAGAACTGAGCAGAAGCAGAACCGGCGTGCGAGGCGTGCTGGTGGCAGGCTTAGCAGGGGGTTGATAAAGAAACTGTTTGCGCTTCAGCGCGGCAAGTGCCCGTGTTGCAGTCTGCCGCTGGGCAATGACTACCACCTAGATCACAAGATGCCTTTGGCTCTTGGTGGCCGTAATGTGGATGACAACATGCAGTTGCTGCGTAAGTCTTGCAATTTGCAAAAGCACGCAAAGCACCCAGTAGATTTCATGCAGAGCCGGGGTTTCCTGCTCTGATCGTTTCCGCCCCAGCCAGACCCGCCAGAGCCACTTAATTGACAAGCTGGATCGTTCTGCGTCTGGGGCAACTAATTGGCAATCCGCCAATGTCAACGACCCTGCGGGGTCAGAAAGAGTGATATGCAAAACCAAGAATTCAGGGTGCGCCCTGTGATCCGTCACGCCGTTACCGAGTACACGCCAGCGCCGCCAAATTCAGCGGGCATGGGCAGTCAAGTTGTGGGCGAGTTTCCCAACGAGCAGATGGCCGAGAAGGTCCGCGAGGCGCTGGAGTTCCAGGCTGCGCCCCGGGCGTTCGTTGCCGTGCTTAGCACTTTCGAGCCAGAAACAAGGGCTATGTACTTCCAGTCGGAAGAAGATGCCGAAAAGTTCCGCCGAGGCGAGGACCGGACATGGCGGATATTCAGCCAAGTGGTCCCGCCGCAACACTAATTCTCCTTGGCTCCCGCAAAGAGCCTTAGCCCCCGCGCTGACCATCGGCCCGGGGGCTTTCTTTCATGACAGCTCAACGTGAGAGCCTCCTTGCCGCTACCCCACGGTTATCACGGGAGGGGTGAACGGTACAGCCCAGCGCATCTAGCGTAATCCGATGGGCTTTTATTCACGGACACGGCGAGAGCCACCCGAAAGACCTTTATGCCTGAAAAACAATCAAAGAAATCGACCGGCAAGGGCGGAGCAAGGCCTGGCGCTGGTCGCCCTAAAGGCGCAGTGGATAAGGGTAATGCCATGATCCGCGAGATGATTGTGCAGGCCTTGGACGAGGTGGGCGGTGTGCAGTACCTGGCAACGACTGCCAGAAGTCACCCAGCGGCCTTCCTTGGCCTCATTGGCAAGGTAATGCCTGTCCAGCTAGAAGGTGGCGGTGGCGGGCCCGTGGTGACCCGCATAGAGCTGGTGGCCCTTGGCAGCCGTACAGCTTGAGATTGTCCCGGTCCTCATTCCGGTATTTGAGGGTGAGGCTGACGTAAGAGGGGCAGAGGGCGGGCGGGGATCGGGCAAGACTCGCAGCTTCGCCAAGATGATTGCTGCCAAGGGTTACATGTTCGGCAAAGCTGGCATCAAGGGCATTCTGCTCTGTGGCCGGCAGTTCATGAACTCGCTTGAGGACAGCTCCCTGGAGGAGTGCAAGCGGGCCATTGAGGAGGAGCCTTTTCTCGCTGAGTATTACGAGATCGGAGACAAGTTCATAAAAAGCAGGGACGGGCGAATTCAGTTCGTCTTTGCTGGCCTTGACCGCAACATTGCCAGCATCAAGTCCAAGGGGCGGATTTTGGTCTGCTGGGTCGATGAGGCTGAGCCGGTAACAGATGAGGCGTTTACGACGCTGATCCCCACTCTGCGCGAGGAGGGGGAGGACTGGAACGCCGAGCTTTGGGTGACGTGGAACAGGAAACGCAAGACCGCAGCAGTTGAAAAGCGGTTTGCGAACTCCAAAGACCCGCGAATCAAGATTGTCAAATGCAACTGGCGGGATAACCCAAAATTCCCCGCCAAGCTGGAGCGCGAGAGGCTGAGGGATCTTGAGGAGCGGCCGGAGCAGTACCCGCATGTGTGGGAGGGCGACTTTGTAACGACGCTTGAGGGCGCTTACTTCGCCAAACATCTGCTCAAGGCCAAGACTGAAAACCGCATAGGGTTCTTCCCAGCTGATCCGCTGATGACGATTCGCCTGATGTGCGATATCGGCGGAACTGGGGCAAGGGCTGACGCCTTCACCATCTGGGCAATGCAGTATATTGGCCGCGAGATACGGGTGGTGAACTATTACGAGGCTGTGGGCCAGCCGGTTGACGCGCATCTAGCCTGGTGCCGGTCGCAAGGCTACACACCGGACCGGGCGCAGTTCTGGCTACCTCACGACGGCTCGACGCAGGACAAGGTGTTTGATGTGTCCTACGAGTCCACGCTAAAGGCTGCAGGGTATTCGGTAGACGTAGTGCCCAACCAGGGCAAGGGCGCCGCAATGGCTCGCATTGAGCGGGTGCGCGAGGTGTTCCCGCAGATCAGGTTCCACGAAGAAACAACAGCAGCCGGCCGCGACGCATTGGGCTGGTATCACGAAAAGCGCGATTTGGAGCGCGGCATTGGGCTAGGCCCTGAGCATGACTGGGCAAGCCACGGAGCAGACGCTTTCGGGTTGGGCTGTGTCGTGTGGCAGGAGCCCACGGTAAGCGCTCCGATCAAGTACCCGAGGCTGACAAACGGCTAAACAAACAAAGGCAGCGCTGAGAAGCGCCCCGATACATGGCAAAACCGACCCCACTAACTGACGATGACCTGAAGGCGCTAGCCAACCAAGAGTTGCGCAACGCTGTGGGGTATTTCGGCGGGAAGCTGGCCGACCAACGGCGCAAGGCTGAGATTTACTATCTCGGACTGCCGAAGCTGGATCTAGCCCCCCCCGAGGTTGAGGGCCGGTCTACCTACGTCGCTACGGTGGTGCGCAACACCATCCTTTCGATGATGCCGGCGCTGATGGCAAAGTTTGTCGGCGGTGACAAGGCCGTCGAGTTTGAGGCCGCTCAGAAGGGTGACGAGCAGAAAGCCGCGCAGTGTTCCGATTACCTGAACTACCTGTTCATGAAGAAGAACAACGGGCACGCGATCTGCTCGACGTGGTTCAACGACGCGCTGCTGCAGAAAAACGGCATCATCAAGGTCTGGTGGGATACCCGGGCTGAGGAAAAGCGCGAGGAATACAAGGCGCTGAGCGACGTAGAGCTTGCCCAGATCATGGAAGACCCCGAGGTCGAGGCGCTGGAGCAGTCCAGTTATCCAGATGAGGAGGACGCCAAAGCCCGCGCCCAGGCTCTGGAGCAGATGGCCCAGCAGCTTGAGCAAGCTATGCAGGCCGCACAGCAGGGCAACCCGCAGGCACAGCAGGCTGTTCAGCAGATTCAAGCGCAGATGGCGCAGATTCAGGCCCAGCCGCCCGCCATGCTGTACGACGTGGCATTCAAGCGCTCGCAAAAAGGCGGCAAGGTTGCTATTGACAACGTCCCGCCAGAAGAATTCCTGATCTCCCGCGAGGCAAAGAGCATCGCAACCGCCAGGATGACGGGTCACCGGGTGGCACGTACTCTGTCTGAGCTGCGCTCCATGGGATACAAGAATGTTGACGATATCGGCTCCGACGACGCAGCCGCCTCGCTGAACGCTGAGCGCATCGAGCGCTTGGGCTATGACGATGAGTTTGCATCTATCGGCCTGGACAGCTCTGGTGACGATTCCCAGCGCCTGGTGTGGCTCAATGAGCTGTATCTCCGCTGCGACTACGACGGCGACGGAATCGCCGAGCTGCGCAAGGTGGTGGTAGCCGGGAATGTGCTGCTGGACAATGAAGAGGTCGATTGCTCGCCCTTCATCAGCATTACGCCGGTTCCGCTGCCACACAAGTTCTTTGGCCTGTCCATCGCCGATCTGGCCATGGAGTCGCAGAAGGTGATGACAAACACCATCCGCGCCCAGCAGGACAACATGTTCCTGCAGGTCAATGGCCGATATTTTGCTGAGGAAGGGCAGGTCAATCTTGACGATCTGCTGACCTCCCGCCCGGGTGGCATTGTGCGCATCAAAAAGGCGGGCGCCGTCGGCCGGCTGGATCAAGGTAGCGGCGATCTGCGCTCATCGTCCGAAATGATGCAGTGGCTTGAGATGGATCTCGAGCAGCGCACAGGCTGGACCCGATACAGCCAGGGGAATGACTCAAAAGCCCTGAACCAGACCGCTACCGGCGTGCAGATCATCACCAACAAGGGTGATATGCGGGTTGATTTGATCGCCCGCAACTTTGCCGAGGGGTTTGTCGAGTTGTTCCGCATGCTGCTCAAGCTGACCAGCCAGCATCAGGACAAGCGCACCGAAATGCGCATTGGCGAGGAGTGGACGGAGATTGACCCCCGCGAGTGGCGCAACATGTTCGACGTAAATATCAACGTCGGCTTGGGCATCGGCTCGAAAGAGGAGCAGGTTCAAAAAATGATGGCGCTTGCCCAGCAGCAAGCCCATGTGATGGCGATTGGTGTTGCAGACCCTGAGCGCGTCTACAACATGCAGTGCGACATTACCAAGCTGATGGGGCCGAAAGACCCGGACAGGTACTTCAACAACCCGAAGAAGAACCCGCCGCCTCCGAAGCCTGACCCGAACGCCGCACAGATGCAAATTGAGCAGATGAAGCTGCAAAGCGCCGGCCAGATTGAACAGATGAAGCAGCAGTTTGCCGCGCAATCCGCCGAGGCCCAGCGCCAGCAGGAAGCGGCGCTTGAGCAAATGCGCATGAAGATGCAGGCCGAGGTGGACAACAACCGCCAGCGAGCCGAGGCAGAGCAGCAGACCATGAAGATGCAGCAGGAAGCGCAATTGCAGGCGCTGGAGGCCTCCTACAAGGACCAGCAGCACGCAAGGGACATGGAATTCCAGCGCTGGAAGGCTGAGCTTGACGCCTCCGTGAAGATCCAGGTTGCCAACATCGGCAGCAAGTCCAAGCTGGACGACGCAGCAACGCAAACCGCTACCGCTGAGGTGGCGCGAGAGGTTCAACAGTAATGGCCGATGACAGCACCCGACTGAAGAAGTTTCTCACCGATCAGGAGGAGGCTGTAGCGCTTGCCCGCAGCACGCCAGACGGCAGTAACTCGGTGCGTATTGATGCGATGAATGTTGCGCTGTCTCTAGCTCACTCCAATGCAATTGCGGCAGACAAGATCGTCACGATGGCGGAACTTCTGAAAAACGCAGCCGCCGCAGAACAGTATTTGAGAGGACCTGACAGTGGAGCTTGAAAAGCGCATTTACAACGCAGACCGCGCCCGCGAAGTCCTCGAAAACGAGGCTTACCAGCAGGTCTTTACCGACTACAAAACGGAGATCACCAAACAATGGACGGAATCACCCGCAAGGGACCAGGAAGGCCGCGAAAAGCTGTGGCTGATGCTGTCAATGCTGAACAAGCTGGAAGCAATGCTGCAGACGTCGCTGGACACGGGCAAGCTGGCACGGGAGGAGCTAAAGCACAAGCAGACGCTGGCGGACAGGGCAAAGGACGCGCTGGAAGCCCTGCGGGGCTGAGCTATGACGAGGTTGTTGCTGCGGTAATGGCCGTCAACAGCCCGGATCACCGCGTTTCCTGCATTTTCCACCCGGAAGGCTCAGTTTCTGCCATAGAAACACCGAGGTTCGGCGGCATCCGCGTTGAAGTCGGCCCTGCCGGTTATCAATTGAACACAGGCGAGAAGATCACCCTGTAACGCTTTCGGGTAGACGCCTACCCATCGGGCCTCCGCAGTGATGCGTGCCGTAGCCACCTCTGGCGGACTGGAGGGGTGGTTTTGTGGAGTAACTAGTGGACACGTCTTCGACACCCACCGGCTCGGAAACGAGCAATGAAAGCCTGTCACCTGACCAGGCCGGAGCAGCATTCACCGCAATGCTTGACCCCGTAGAGCCCCCCAAAAAGGAGGGCGCGGACGCTGCAGCGGAGCCAGTAGAGGGCCAAGAGCCCGAAGCCGGCAACAACGCAGCGGAGGAGGGCGATGACGCCCAACTGTCTGAGGAAGAGGGCGCCGAGATCGTCACCGTCTTAGTTGACGGCAAGCCGGTCGAGTTGACCAAAGCCCAGATAGCAGAGGCCCACAAAAGCGGGCTTCGACAGGCTGACTACACGAAGAAAACGACGGAACTGGCTGAGCAGCGTAAAGCGGCTGAGGCGGAAACGGCAAAAGCTCGTGATGAACGCAACCAGTACGCGCAGAACCTGCAAAGGAATCAGGCGCTGCTGGAAGCAACGCTGCAAGAGCAGCAAAAAATTGACTGGCAAGCCCTTTTGGACTCGGACCCTGTCGAGTATCTGAAGCAGCAGCACCTCGCGCAATCGAGACAAGCAGCGCTGCAGCAGACACACCAGGAGCTGCAAAAAGTCCATGAGCTTGCCAAAGCCGAGCAGGAAACAAGCTTCAAGAAGCATTTGGAGAGCCAGCGGGAACAACTCCTCGCCAAGGTTCCCGAGTGGAAAGACGAAGCGAAGATGAAAGCCGGCACCGCTGAAATCAAAGCGTACCTGAAAGCCGCAGGCTACACGGACGCAGAAATTTCAACCGTACATGACCACCGAGCCGTCCTCAACGTGCGTAAGGCGATGCTTTACGACCAGATGATTGCCAAGGCATCCGCAGCCGCCAAGAAAGTGCAGCAGCTCCCCCAGCGGGTCGAGCGTGCAGCCGGTGGCGAGAGCGGAAGCATCGACAAGCGAACGACTGCATTCCAGAAGTTCAACAAGTCGGGCAGCGTCGAGGACGCCGGGGCATTGTTCTCATCAATTCTTTAAACGTCGCGAGACGCAGGAAACCATCAAATGGGCGCACCTACCAATACATTCCTCACAACCGCCGCAATCGGCAACCGTGAGGATCTGAGCGATATCATCTATCGCATTTCCCCAACTGTCACCCCGCTGCTGAACATGGCGGCCAAGGGCAAGGCCGAAGCAACGCTGCACGAGTGGCAAACCCAAGACCTGGCATCGGCAGCCGCCAATGCACAGGCCGAGGGCGACGACGCTGTTGCTGTGGCTGTTACGCCTACTGTACGACTGTCCAACCGTACCCAAATCTCCAGCAAGACGGTTTCCGTCGCTGGCTCGCAGCAGGCTGTCAACGCAGCTGGTCGCAAGGACGAGATGGGTTACCAGATGGGCCTGAAGTCGCTGGAGCTGAAACGCGACATGGAGTTCGCCCTGACGCAGAACGACGTGACCGCCACTTCGCCACGTCAACTGCGCGGCCTGCTGGGCTGGGTGGTGGACAACACCTCCAACGGCGGCGGCACGCTCGCCAGCTACGTCAACAACACCGGTAACACCAACGGCACGGCCCGCGCTTTCACCGAAGCGCAAGTCAAGTCGGTCCTGCAACTGCAGTACACCGCAGGCGGCGAGCCCAACGTCATCATGGTTCCGCCTCTGGCGAAACAGACGTTCTCGACCTTCACCGGCAATGCAACGCGTATGGACAAGAGCGAAGACAAGACGCTGACCGCTGCGGTTGACGTCTATATCTCCGACTTCGGTGAGTTGAAGGTGGTCCCGAACCGCTTCCAGCGCACCCGTGACGTGTTCATCCTGCAGTCCGACAAGCTGGCTGTTTCCTACCTGCGCCCGTTCAAGACGACCGACCTGGCGAAAACCGGCGATGCCGACCGCAAACAACTCATCGTGGAATACACGCTGGAAGTGCGCGCACCGAAGGCCCACGGCGCCGTCTACGACATCAGCTAAACAACAGGGGAGGGCTTCGGCTCTCCCCGATTAAACGGAGCTAAAAATGGGTACAAATTTACGCCAACGCGCTGACGGCGGTGTCGGCTTTGTGACGGATTCAACCTCTGAAGAAGTCGCCTCTTTTGGCGGCATTTACAGGGGTTGGAAGGTCGCGAAGGTCGCTCTTGCCGGCGTCTCCGCTACAACTGGTGGTGCGCTGTTCTCTTGGGCCAACCCCGAGGGTCAGACGATCATCATCAGCCGTGTCCAAGTGGACATTACGACCAAATCAACCGGCGCTGCTGCTGGTGACTTTGGTGTTGCCGCCAACGGCACGACCTCAGCCGACAACTTGATTGACGGTTACGCCTTGGGCGGTACTGAAAAGGTTGTGGACACCATGCTGACGGCTGATCTCGGAACCAACGGCAAGGTCAACCAAAAAATGACCTCCAGCCAGTTCCTGACCGGCACGGGCGCGGCCACGACTGCCGGCCTGGTGGGTAGCGTTTACATCCACTACTACCTCGCCTGATCCAGGCCCCTCCGGGGGCCTTTCTTTTTCCTAACGCTGCGAAGCGCCGGAGCAAAAATGGACAACTTCCTCACGGTCACCGTCACGGGTGTATCGATTACCACGGGTGCGGCCTCGTCTGGCGGCACTCTGCCCAACGCTTCCAGCGGCGAAGTCCCGCGTTACGTCCGCGTGGCCGCCAGTGCTGCCGCGTGTGTCCGCATCGGTGCTGGTGCGCAAACCGCAGTAGCCACTGACATGCTGGTTCAGCCAGGCGACGCCGTGATCATGGCCGTCCCCCGTGGCTGCACGCATGTTGCTGCAATTCAGCTATCGGCGGCTGGCATCGTCATCGTCACCCCGCTTGAGGATTGCTAAATGAGCGGGATGCAGACACAGCTTCACGTCAAGGACGACGTGATGGTGGTGCAGAACACCCAAGACTGCACGCCATACCTTGAGCGGACCCAGGCCCTGCACAAAGAGGGCTATCACGGTTCCAGCGACTTCAAGCACGCGGCCAGCATCCCCAACGTTGTCATCGAGAACTACATCAACCAGAAGGGCATTACCTTTCAGGAGTGGATGGCTAATCCCGTCCACATCAAAGCTGTCCTTAATGACCCTGATTTGCGGGCCTTCCGCATCTGGCCGGGGCGCGTCTAAATGGCACTCGCCAACTACACCGATCTGATTGCTTCGGTTGCCTCATGGCGCAATCGCACCGATCTGACGGCGCAGATGCCCGACTTTGTGGCCCTGGCTGAAAGCCGGATTGCGCGTGATTTGAAACTGCGCAAGCAGAACACGGCCGGGACCATCTCAACCTCTGCCAGCACCCGCGCTGCAGCCCTGCCGACTGACTGGATCTCATTCGAGAGCCTGAACGTCGATGGCAGCTCGGACAGCCAGTTGCGCTTTGTGTCCATGGAGTATCTGGACCTGCAGTTCCCTGAAAACGGCTTTTCGGGCAAGCCATTTGTCTATTCCATCGAAGGCGACAACGTCATGTTTGGCCCGATGCCGGACGACGTTTACACCATCAACGTCAACTATCTTGCCCGGTTCCCGGCGCTGCAGGCCAATTCGACTAACTGGCTGATGACCAATCATCCAAACGTGTACCTGTATGCGTGTTTGCTGGAGGCTTCGCTGTTCATCATGGACGACGAAGGCGTAAAGAAGTGGGGCGCCTTGTACGCAGCGGCAGCCAAGGACGTGCAGGACTTTGATGACCAGTCAACCCATAGCGGCTCGACCATGAGGGTGCGCGCTGCATGACACCCATTGCCGGATTCTCGCCAGATGCCGACCGCATGACGCCGGGGATATTCACGGACTGCTCCAACGTGATTCCCTATGAGTCCGGCTATCGCGGGGCTCCGACGCCTGTAGCAACGGCTGTAGCGGCTCTGGCGGCTGAATGCCGGGGTGCAGTTGTGGCGACACAGCTTGACGGGACGCGCAGGATCTTCGCAGGCACCCAGACGAAGCTGTATGAGCTGGGCACAACGACCTGGACAGACGTAAGTTCGGGCACTTACACCGGATCGAGCGAAACGCGCTGGAGCTTCTGCCAGTTTGGCAACACGACTATCGCCAGCAATCTGATTGACGCCATGCAGTCCTCTGCATCAGGCGCGTTTGCTGCGATTGCCGGGGCACCGAAGGCAAAGATTGTTGTCAGCGCGTCGAATAATTTTGTTGTCGTCTTCAACACGGACGACGGCACTTACGGAGCATCCCCCGACCGCTGGTGGTGCTGCGCGCAGAGCGACCAGACTAGTTGGACGCCCGCTGTTTCTACGCTGGCTACTACCGGCCGCCTGGTTGCGGTTGAAGGGGCCATTCAAGCAGCTCTGACCTTGGGTGACTACGTGGTCGCTTACAAGCAGCGCGCCGTGTTCGTCGGGATTTTCGTTGGAACGCCGGTTGTGTGGCAGTGGAACTTGGTCCCCGCTGGTGAGGCTGGCGCGGTAGGTCAAGAGGCTGTGTGCGACATCGGCGGCGCTCACTTCTTTGTGTCAAACGACAACTTCTGGCTGTTCGATGGCACCCGGCCTGTCGCTATCGGCACCGGCAAGGTCCGTCAGTGGTTTCTGAACAACTCCAGCCCGACCTACCGTTATCGGACAAAAGCGATTTACGACAAGCAGAACAGCCTGGTACGGGTGCATTTCCCGTCCAATGGATCGACTGGGCAGTGTGATTCGACCCTCGTTTACCACATCCTTAAAAAGGAGTGGGGCCGTAATGACACGACGATTGAAGCGCCTCTGAACTACATCGTTCCCGGCGTGACGATTGACGGCATGGACGCCTACTCGGCAACCATCGACGGGTTGCCCGATGTGTCTTTCGACTCGCAATTCTGGCTGACTGGCGGACAGACTCCGGCCTATTTCAACACCTCGCACCAGTTGGTGACGCTGACCGGACCCACGGCTGACTCCAGCTTCACGACTGCGGATATGGGCAATGACGACGTGGTAACGGTCATTGAGCGGTTCCGGGTGCGGTTTGAGAGTTCGCCCACGACAGCAAGCGCAACCGGCTATTTCAAGATGAACGAAGGCGACGCTCTGACAACGGGGGCGACCAACGCCATTAACGACGGCAAGTTTGACCTGCGCCAGTCCGGACGATTCCACCGCGTGACGGTAAGCATGACCGGCGATCACAAAGAGTACGCCTTTGACGGCCTGCCCAAGAAGGTGGGGATGCGATGAGGCTCCCGGATATCCCGACGCTGCCGCAGAACCCGGACACGGCTTATGCGGTTGAACTGAACCGCGTCCTTGTCCGTTTGCTGCAGCAGACCTTCCAGAAGCTGAACCAGCTATCGGACGGGCGGATTTCGGCTTGCGACCTGACTGCAACGGCAGTCCCGACAAGCGGCATGTACGCAAAGGGCGATTTTGTCCGCAATAGCGCGCCTACAGAGCTGGGTACGGCTAGCAGCAAGTACGTGATCACAGGCTGGATCTGCACGGTTGGCGGCACCCCGGGCACGTTCGTCCAGGCGAGAGTTTTAACAGGAAACTGACATGGCAACCAATCCCTACACATCCAGCGACAACCCCTACCTGACGCCCGCTATCGATGCCGCGCAGGGCGATATCGTCCGCAACTACAACATGACGACACAGCCGGCCTACAACTCGGCAATGGTCAAGTCCGGCAGCTTCGGCAATTCCGGCGTGCAGCAGTTGAACGAAAACGCGCAGTTGAACCTGCAAAAGTCGCTGGGCGATGTGTCCAGCACCATGCGCAATAACGACTACCAGTTCAACAACCAATTCAACCGAGCCCTTTACAACGACGCCTACGGACAGAACCAGCAGAACCTGCAGACCGGTCTGGGCCTGCTCGACCGTATGCAGGCTTACGACACAACGGCCACCGGTAACGCCACGACCCAGCAAAACACGCCACTGAACTACTGGCAACAGTTCAGCCAGGGCGCGAACAGCTTGGGACAGGGCTACGGAACTTCCACCGGCTCAATGAGTGGAGGCGGCTCCAATCCATGGGTCCAAGCGCTCGGTGGCGCTCAACTGGGATCAGCGATGTGGAAGGGCGGCGGAGCAAATGCGGCCGGCTTTGGCACCAGCGGTAATTACTACGGCGGCAGCAGCTACGACCCTTACGCGGCCAATTACGAAAACAGCATGGACCGTGGGCAGATTCTCTGATGAATATCCAGCATCACTTTTTGCCCAGCCTCTATTTAAAAGAGGTTCGTATCGCAGCAGGGAGCATCGAGGCCAAGCATACGCATAAATTCAACCATCTCTCAATACTTGCAGAGGGCTCTGTCCTGCTGACGGTGGACGGCGTGTCTACATGCCACACGGCGCCAGATTACATCATGGTCCAAGCTGGAAAAGAGCATGTCGTCAGCGCACTGACGAACGTTCTTTGGTACTGCACGCATGTCACTAGTGAAACCGACCCCGAAAAGGTCGATCACGTTTTAATTAAGGAGCACTGATATGCCATGGATTGGACCAGCAATTGGAGTCGTTGGAGGCTTGCTGAGTGACAGCGGGGACAGCGGCCAGCAACAGCAGCAAACCGTGTCAAAAGATCCATGGTCTGCTGCCGCACCGTGGCTCAAGCAAAACCTGCTTGACGGGCAGACCCTGCAAGCGCAGTACACGGCCCAGCCATTCAACGCGCAACAGACGCAAGGCTACAACAACCAGTTCGCCAATGCGGACTACATGCGCAACCTGACGGGGTCGGTTCTTGGCCAACTGAACAACTCGCAGTATTTCGACCGCAGCAACCCATACGCCAAGCCACAAACCTTCCAATTTCCCAACCCCCAGCAAATCACGGCACAGCCGACCTATGCGCAGGCCCCCATGCCCGCGCAGATCGCGCCACAGTCTGCGCCCGTACAGGCCGCACCTCAAATGTCCGCAGCAGATGCCGCTTTTGAACAGTGGCTTGCGGGTAATGGGCAGTGGAACGCGGCCGTTGCTGGCGGCCCTGACGTCGTCAAGCAGCAGGCCCGCAGCTATTACGACACGTTCTATTCGCCACAGGGTCGCGCAATTGGCGACGGCGGCACACCCAGCGGCGGAGGTTACTAAATGGCCGGTCTGCTCGATGCACTGAACACCGATGAAGCCCGCCTAGGGCTTGGTTTGCTCGCGGCCGGTGGCTACTCGCCGACACCTATGAGCTTTGGACAGCGCGTTTCCTCTGCCTTCCAGGGCATGGATGCGCGCAAACAGGATCAGCTCAAATCCAAGCTGATGCAGTCACAACTGGACGAAAACGCCAGTCAGGCAGCACTTCGCCAGCAGCAGCTTGCGATGTCAAAGCGCCAAATGGATATGCAAAACAGCCTGCTCGGATTCGGCGCGCCTGCTCAGGGCTCTGCCATGTCGGCCGGCATGGGTGGCGCCCCCTCGCAAGTGCCCCACGGCGATCTGCTCGGCACGCCACAGACCGCCCAGCAGCCTCAGCAACCGCAACAGGCTCAGGGCGGGCTTGACGCCATGTCCAAGCAGTACGGCATCCCCGCCGAGGCGCTGAAGTATGACCTTGTTTTCAACGGCGGCAAGGGCATCGCTGAAATGGTTGCCAAGCGCGGCACGCCAGATATGCAGGTAAGCAATGGCTACGCCTACGACAAAAACAAGATCGGCGCGGGCTATCTGCCCAGCATGACGACCTCGACCACCGGGCAAACCAGCATGACGCAGATCGGCTCGGACGGGATGCCTATCGTGTCGGCCCCACGCGGTGCGCTGGAGACTTACGGCGCATACAAGGCCGCAGACGCTGGCATGAAGCCAATCAAGGTCTACAACCCAGCAACGGGCCGCGAGGAGTACACCTCCGAGGCCGCAGTGGTCGGAGCGCCGACCCCAAACCGTGGCGAGGCGGGTATGCGCGTGGCTGCACAGGGCAACATGGGGCCAGATCCAGCCGCTATCCAGCGCGAGCTTGCACAGGCTACGGCAGACCTTGGGCGCGTCACCGACCCATCCAGCAAGGCGCAATTGCAGGCCTACATCGTTGATCTGCAGGGCCAGGCGCAGCGCGCTCCGGCAGCCGGTAATATGGCGGCCGGTCCTTCGGCTCAAGAAAAGCTGTCCAACGAAGCTGGCGGGAAGATCAACGAAACATGGCTGAAAACCAGCTATGAGCCGGTCAAGATTTCTGGTGATGCGGCCAACGACATGCTGACAAACGTTCAGGTGGCCCGCCAGTCGATGCGCGCCATGCCAGGCGGTACTGGCTGGGGTGCAGAGGCCAAAGCCACTGGCGCGGCCATCCTGTCCAGCCTTGGTGTCGCCCCGAAAAACGCCGAACTTTACGCCAGCAATGCGCAGACTTTCCAAAGCGCATCTATGAGCAACCTGCAAACGGTCCTCAATGCCGCCAAAGGCCCGCAGACAGAAGGCGACGCCGACCGTGCAGGAAAGACCTTTGCCCAGCTCAAAAACACGCCGCAGGCCAATGAGTTCATTCTTGATCTGTCCGAAGCGAAAGCCCAGCGGGACCAGATGAAAGCGCAGTTTTACGAGCAGGCTTTGCCAATTGCTCGCGCCAAGGGTGATCTGCAAGAGGTTGACCGTGAATGGCGGAAACGGTCGCCGTCCGTGTTCAACATGCCTTCTATGAAAAAGTGGGGCGCCAAATGAACGACTACGACTCGGCATTTACTGCTGCGTCAGGTGCCGTGCTGTCGCCAAAGCAGCCATCGAGCGATTACGACAGCATTATGCAGTCGGTCATGCCAAAGGGTGCAGGGCCGGCGGCAACGGGGAGGCCGGCTGCAGACAGCAACGGCGCCTCAGGTTCATGGGGGGTCAACGGCCCATCACGGCTAGAGCGCATCGGCAAGGGCATGCGCGACCCCGTCGATGGCGCTGCTCAGTTGCTGACAAACGCGCTGCCGTCCGGCCTTGTCTCATCCGTCAACAGTGCGAACAACTGGCTGGCCGATAAAACCGGCTTGCTGGGCCGTTTGCCTGAAGGTGGGGTAGATGCTCAGGTCAAGCAGCAGGAAGCCGCCTATCAAGCCGCACGAGGCCCTGACGCGGGCTTTGACGGTTACCGGGTGCTGGGCAACATCGCCAGCCCTGCAAACGTAGCTATTGCATCCGGCACGCCTCTTGCCGCCTCACTTGCTGGCCGCGTCGGCTTTGGAGCGCTGAGCGGCGGCGCATCTGCTGCAATGAACCCCGTTATTGGTGACGATTTTTGGGCCGACAAGGCAAAACAAACCGGCACGGGGGTTCTGTTTGGAGGTGGTCTGCCGATGGTGACCGGCGCCATAGGCCGCATGGTCAGCCCCAACGCCTCAACAAATCCTAACCTCCAGCTTTTGAAAGACGCCGGAGTTAAGCCCACCGTGGGCCAATCGCTCGGGGGTTGGGCGAACACGGCGGAAGAAAAGGCTATGAGCCTGCCCATCATGGGTGATGCAATTTCCTACGCCCGGGGCAACGCTCGCGAGCAGTTCAACCGGGCGGCGATTAATCGCGCTGTAGCCCCTATCGGTGAAAAAGTTGATGAGGTCGGACAGGCCGGAATCCAGAAGGCCGGGGATTTGCTCAGCAAGTCCTATGGCGACGCAATCAACAAGGTCAAAGTCGTTAAATTCGACAACCAGTTTGCGACCGATGCCGCCCAACTGCGCAGCATGGCGCAGAACATGACGCCACAGCTTGCAAAACGCTTCAATTCGACCATGGACGAGGTCCTGTCACCCAAGATCGCCGCCAATGGCTCAATGCTGGGTGCGACCTACAAACAACTGGACAGCAAATTGGGCCAGGAAGCTGCGAAGTTTGGCAAATCGTCCGACCCGCTGCAGCAAGAGCTGGGAGACGCTTACAAGCAGCTCCAGGCGCTGCTGAAAGACCAAGCCGCCCGCAGCAATCCAGGCTTTGCTGAAGCGCTCAAAAAGGCCGACAAAGGCTGGGCTAATCTGGTGCGTGTGGAGGGCGCCGGGAAGGCTGCGCTCAACACTGAAGGCGTATTCACCCCGGGCCAGTTGAACGCGGCCGTTCGCCAAGCGGATAACAGCGTCAGGGGGCGGGCGGTTGGACGGGGCACAGCTTTGATGCAAGACCTCGGCAACGCTGGGCAACAGGTGCTTGGCAACAAGGTGCCAAACAGCGCGACGGCTGATCGCGCCATGCTCGCCGCTGGTGGTCTGGGTGCTTACTTCGTCAACCCGGCAATCCCAGCTGCTCTAGTTGGTGGTGCCGCGATGTATAGCAGCCCGGCGCAAACCGCGCTTCGCGCCATGGTAACTGCGCGCCCACAGTACGCCCAGTCTGTAAGCGATGCGCTGCTCAAAGCATCGCCCGCTCTCATCCCTGGCTCTGCTCAGGTAGGTCTTGGTCTTTTGAACTAGGTAAACCCAAATGGGCATTGCGGCCCCGGTAATCGCGGCACGCATCCATTGGTCTTCGGTCATTTCGACATTTTATTGCAGCAAGCCACCTCCGGGTGGCTTTTTTATTGAAGGTAATTAATGCCAACTCCAACCGTAATAACCGACCTTGACCCGGTCGCAGCGAACAACTTTCCCGCAGGAAGTAACGCGCCCTCAGTGCTGGATGACGTTCAGCGTGCGCATGCTGCATTTATCCGGCAACTGCTGAACGCCACCCAGACGCAGGCTTACACCGCCTTCACCACTGGCGGCACGACAACCGCCTACACCCTCACGCCATCCCCGGCGATTGCCGCGCTCGCTGCCGGCCAGCGGTTCCGCGTCAAGTTCAACGCAGCAAACACAAGCACCACTCCGACCCTTGCAGTTTCCGGCCTCGCGGCTACGGCAATCAAGGTGTACGACGCGACCGGCGCAAAGGTCATCCCATCCATAGGCGGGCTGGCCTTGAACATGCTGGCAGATGTGGAGTATGACGGTACTGATTATGTTGTTTTGACGCAGTTGCCTGCGCCGGTTCCTTACCTTGCCCTTGGCGGTTGCACCATGTCAACCGCAGGCAGCTCTGCAACTATGAGTATTGCGGCCGGCCGCGCTGCGGACAGCACCGGATCTGTTCTGATGAGCCTTTCGGCCATTGCCAAGACAACCAGCGCGTGGGCTGTTGGGACGGCGCAAGGTGGCCTAGACACCGGGACCATAGCAAACAGCACCTGGTATCACTTCTACGTGATCCGCCGTCCTGATACGGGCGTGGTTGATGCGGTGTTTAGCACCAACGCAACGACCCCGACACTCCCGGCGAATTACACACAATACCGCCGCATCGGATCTGGCCGGACGAACGGGTCTGCTCAGTGGGTGAGCTTCGCTCAGTTGGGGGACACCTTCCTTTGGACCGCTGGCGTTCTGGACATTGACAGCGCAGCCTTTGTTGCCGCTTCGACCTTGTACACCATGTCCGTACCGCTCGGCATCAAGACAACAGTTCTGATGCAAGGATTTAAGACAGGCGTCGCCGGCATGGTCAACATCTGGTCCCCGGACATTGGCGCAGTTGGCGCATCAACAACCATTACACCGCTTGGCGTCCTGTATACGGACGGCTCCAGCCCTACCAGCATCAATCAGTTTTCGGCCCGCTCGAACACATCGAGTCAGGTCTATGGGGGCGCCACTGCGGGCTCGCAAGTGGTGAAGATCGTAACGCTTGGATGGGTTGATTCCCGTGGAAAGGACGCTTAAGTGATTGACGCTAAATCAGCATTCGGAATCCTGGCAGACGGCTCTGACGAGACGGCCAAGATCAACGCGGCCTTTGCTGCTGCCAACACAGCCAAGGAAAAGCTGCACTTTGGCCCCGGCACCTACGGTTGGGCCGGGACTGCTCCAATTGACGTGTGCTGCGACTTCGAGGGAGAGGGCGAGCAAAGCACGATCTTTAAGAACCTTTCGGATAACGTGCGGTTTTTCGATTTCCGCCCGGCGTCGCCCGGAAATCTCGGCTCTGCCTTCCGCAAGGGTTCGGGATTCATGATCGACCAGAACGGACGCACAAAATCCGCGATCAGGCTGAATACGCAGTTCAACAAGCTGCACGATGTGTGGATCAAGGACCACAAAAGCGGGCCTCAGGGTGAATATGCGCTCCACCTGACAAACGCAACCCTGGCTGATCTGCAGAACGTGCATATCAGCAATTCCGACAACTGCATGGCGATGGTGGACAGCTACTATGTCAACGGCCGGAACATGATGATCGAGCGTCAGAACGGTCGCGCATTGATGGCTCAGAACTGCGCGCAGACCCACTTTACCGGGCTTTATCTCGACAACGGGAATCCTTCATCTGTTGGGCAGACCGTACCCGAAGTCATGCTGATAAATGGCTGCAGCTCGTTTGTCGTCAGCGGGTTTTCAGCAGAACTGGCAAACAGCGGCTCGCTGATGAACAACGTTTTTGAGCCAGGTCAAGGTGATTGCAAAGCCTACTTCCTGTGCAAAGACTCGTTCAATGTCAGCCTGACTGGCGTGCGGGTTTTCCACTCTGCCGGGTCGCCGCCCGCGTATTTGTTCTACAGCAAAGACGGCTCCATGTTCTTGACTGACAACGAGTGGCATGAGGACACCGTAAATACGATCTACGCCGGTTGTTCCTCAAACAACAAGCAGCTTTCAGTGGTCAACATGACGACACACTATTCCGCCTCGGGCTCCAAGTACGGCGTCGCTGCCTTCTACGGCACGCCGCAAAGTTTGACTGTAAAAAATTGGAAGCACCGCGCTGGTGTTGTCACGCATCATTTTGGCAACGCCGTGAGCGTGCACGCCGAGCAGGTCTAACGGCGCAGGATGTAATGCAACACCCCGTCAATCTCGCCGTTTTTGAGCATGCCGATGTGCATAGCAACGCGGACAGACGCGATGTTGTCCGGCTTGATTTCGGCCCGCAAGTCGCCGTCGATCTTGGCAACAAGTTCCCGGACCATGGCTTTGGCAAGGCCCTGCCGGCGCTCGCACGGGGCGATTGTCCACGACAGCTCCTTTACGGAACCCTCAAGATCCGCCCGAACGGTGCCCACTGGCTTTCCTTCGCACTCCGCAACGAAAAGCTCACGCGCCGGGTTGTCCAGCGACTTGCGAAGCCATGCGATGTGATCCGACAGTTGAACGACTTCGCTGTTGAAGCTGCGCGCCCGGGTTTCCGAGTCATTGCGCCACGAAAGCAAAAGCTCCGCGTCCTTGAGGGTGGCCGGGCGAAGGGTGACGTTCATGCGGGATTCTATGCACCGGGTTTTGGCAAGTTCCAGCAAAAACCCTTAGTTGTAAATAAATCACAACAAATCGGGCCCGTCCATGCGCCGAATTCTATTCCCCTTTGCTGATAAGGACTGAGCCAGATGACCCGCTTTCTGCTGACATTAGTACTTTGCATGTATCTGCTTATGCCGCTTACAGGCTGGGCGCAAACCATCCTCAAAACGCCGCTGAGCTATTCCCTCCGGGAGTACGGCATGGTGCTGGCCGTCGCCATTCTGGGCGGCATAGCCAGCTTCTGGGGCAAGGTTCGGCGCGGCGAGCTTGCCCTGTTCAACATCAGCGCGCTGATCGGCGAGCTTTGCATGAGCGCCTTCGCTGGGTTGATGGCGTTCTACCTGTGCGAGTGGTGGGGAATGCCTCCCCTGCTCACTGCGGCGATTGTCGGCATGAGCGGGCACGCGGGCGCCCGGGGCTTGGCGTGGCTTGAATCCCTTGGTCAGAAAGTCCTTGAAAAGCGCCTTGGCATAGAACCGGAGCAAAAGAAATGACCCTTGACGAAATCATTCAAGACGCATATCTCCCCGCCATTGACTTGATTGGCGTGAAAGACACCCCGCAGGCTCGGGTGATGATGCTCGCCATCGGCTTGCAGGAAAGCCGCTTCCTGTATCGCCGACAGATGAACAACGGGCCGGCCACCGGGTTCTGGCAATTTGAATCCGGCGGCGGCGTGCGTGGCGTGCTGAATCACTCGGCCAGCAAGTACAAGGCGCACGACCTGTGCAAAGCCCGGGGCGTTGATCCTGTGACTGCGAAGGTCTGGGCACAGCTTGAGGCTGATGACGTGCTGGCGGCTGGTTTTGCCCGCTTGCTGCTGCTGACCGACCCGCGAGCATTGCCCGATGTATCGGATTCGGTCGGCTCGTGGGACTGTTACACGCGCAATTGGCGACCGGGCAAGCCGCACATTGACACATGGGCTGGTTTTCACCGGCAGGCGCGTGAGGCTGTGAAGTGACCGCGTTTCTGAACTGGCGCGTATGGGCCGCCATTGTCATGACCGCCGGCCTCGCGTTCACCCATTACACCGCCTACAAGTCCGGCAAGGGCGTTATCCGGGCCGCGTGGGATGCCGAGCGCCTGGAACAGAGCGAAGCCCTGCGCCGCGACGAAAAAGCCCGCACCATCAAAAACCAAGGAGTTGACCATGCCTATCAACAAAAAGAGCGCAAGCGTCTTGCTGCTGCTGCCGCTACTGCTGACCGCCTGCGGGAGTACGAAGCCGCCCTTGCTAGCGCCACCGCAAATCCCGCCACCACCAGCGGCTCTGATGGCCCCTTTGCCGCAATCGCCGGTGAATGTGCAAGAAAGCTTGTCTTACTGGACGACCACGCTCAAAAACTGGCGGGCACAGCAAGCGCTCTGCAGGACTACGCCCGAGAAGTGTGTGTGATGCCCTAGGGCTTCTTGCGCGACCTCAGCCACCAGATCACGGCGCCGACGACGATCACGGCTAGCAGGCCCCATTCGAGCATTGACATATCGCTAAGAGGTTTCATGGAGAACTCCAAGAGTAGCCCTCCAACTTAGCACCCCGGGGCGGTCTGTGTTGTGATTAATCCACCGATTGCGCGTGCGGTCTGTTGGGTGTATTCGCGGGCGCGGGGGTTATACGGTTGCCTGTTTTCTGGCAAGTTCTAGCAATCGCGGGTCCGCCTTAGTCAGCACATCCAGCAACAGCCGTTTTTCCTCAAGGTACGTTACCGCGAACTTCGGATCGTGCTTGACAATGCTGGACGTGTTGCTGATTAGGTCCGCGCATTTGATGGTTTGCACCCATGCAGCCGAGTCGCCAAGCCTGATGCGGGAGGCGGCTTTTCTTTCGGCCCTATTTCCTGTTTCCATGTCTGAAAGTCGCTGCACGCCTACGGCTACAGTGCCCCCAAAGCGTCGCGTGAGATCCCAAACATCAACGCCTTGGTCTTCCATGCAATCATGTAGCCACGCCACCGCAATCATGACCTCAGCATGCGCAACGGTTGAGACAATCCCGGCAACCTCGGCTAAATGGTCAACATAGGGATTCTCAGTATATTTGCGGACTTGGTCCTTGTGGACCTCGCGGGCAAACATCATCGCTTCGTATGCAACTCCCATCACTCACTCCTTAAAAACTTTGGAATCACGCAACCAAGCCCCGCGCAGATGCTGGGGTGTTTTGGGTGACTTTGGAATATGCAGAATAGCTGCTTTCCGCATGTTTATTGGGTTTTGACTCCGGCCTGTCACGCCGGGGGTCGAGCTCGACTTTCGCGGTAACCAACCTCGGCAAACCCGCATGCTGCCGTGCTTAATTGGCAGGCATTCGTTACCGCCGATCGGGCTACAGGCCGCGCCAGCATTGGAACGATACACAAGATTGTGATTCCTGTTGTCGTGGGTTCGAGCCCCATCAGCCACCCCAGTTAACTTGTTGATTTCATTGAAGTTTCTCACTTCGCACTGTTGAAATCCACAGCGCGAATTACCGTCAAAGTTACCACGGCGGTAATGCGAGCTCACAGCGATCGCCTATTCTGCACGGTTTCACGATCGTAAATCGTGGCTGTCGTGGCTTGGTTCTTGTGCAAATTGGCATGTTCGCCCGTCCGGGCCTTGTGCTGTGTTGCATAAAACGCACGCAAGTCGTGGAAGGTGAATTGCTGGGTTATCACACCGGCCTTGAGCGCCGCCGATCGCAGCTTGCCCCACATCCCCTTGAAGCCCGATCGCGTGTACGGGTTGCCGTGCCGGTTCGGGAAAACGGTCAGGCAGTCGTCTTTCCTGCGAGCTCGCATGCGCTCGATGAGCTCGGCCATCGCCGGGGAAATCTCCACCTTGTCCACAATGACCGGCGCACCTTGCCGCTGCTTGGCCCGAACAATCCTGATTTCAGCCTCCCCAATGTACGGCCAAGTCATGGGTAAAAACTCGATTTGGCGCGGGCCGGCCAGTGATGCGAACTCAGCCGCCATCACGATCGTGACCCACTGCCCGCCCTTTTCGTAGGCAAACTTCACCAGCGCCTGAATCTGGGCGAGCTCCGGGGCCACCCGGCGCGGTGTTTCCTTGTTCCTGCGGATCTGCTTACAGGGGTTCACATCGAGCTCGCCGCGCTCGATCGCCACGTTCAACAGGTTGGAAAGCAGGGAGTTTTCCCGGTTTGCCCGTATCGGGGCGTCAGCCCGCTCAATCCGTAGGTAGCGGTGAATGTCAGCGGGCCGGATGGAGCTCGCCGCCACATCCCCAAAAACCGCCAGCAGGGGCTTTGAGCATTGGAGGTAGTCCCTTTGGGTGTCGGGCTTGAGTTGCGCCCATGCTGACCCTTCCTGATACAGCCGCCACAGGCTTTTTACCGTCCCTTCATCGGGCGATCGCCCCAGCATGTCCAGCACTTTGCGAATCGCCGCCTGCTTGTCCGTGCCCAAGTTGATCGCCTTGCGGTCGATCGTCTGGTAGCGGTAGGTCGTCAGCCCGTCCTTTCGTGGCCGCGCCTCCATGCGCGGCAGGAGGCCGGATGCTGACTGACGATCGCGCTGCTTCATTTTGTCCACCTTGGGCCGGTGGCCGGCGCTGATTTGACTCGGGCGACGGCCTGGTTAATGGCGTCCCATGTTACGCGCACACGTCCGTCAGGGCGCCGGGGCACGGTCAGCCCATAGGCACGCTGGAGGAATTTAGCCTGCGCAGCCCCTTGTTTCAGGCCGCTGAGCTCCTTTAGCTCGTCGTCTGAAAGCATGGAGCTCATACTCCCGGCCCCTCCTTTGGTTGAGCGGCGGCGGACTTCATGAAAGTGATCCAGTGTGTCGCCATGCGCTTCCCCGACTTGTGACCAAATAGCGGCTTTTGGTCGGTCAGGGCCAAAATCTCGCTGACCTTTATCTGGTCCTCGTTCCACTTGAAAATCAGAATTCCCTCGGGCTCCAGAACGCGGAAACACTCAGCAAATCCCTTACGGATATCCTCCCGCCAGTCTTGGCCAAGCACGCCGTACTTGAGGCCCAGCCAGCTCAACGCGCCGGCCTTGCGAAGGTGCGGCGGGTCGAAGCTCACCAGCTTGAAAGACCCGTCAGGGAACGGCATGGAGCGGAAGTCCATCTGCACGTCGGGCTTGACCTCCAGCGCCCGGCCATCGCAAAGGATGTGGGATTCGTCGCGGATATCGCCGAACAGCACGCCCTGGTTCTTCGGGTCAAACCAGAACATGCGACTACCGCAGCACGGATCAAGAATTGCCGGATAGCTCACGTCCCACCCCCGTGCCCAGATGCAGCATAGCCAGACTTGCCGATTTCAGCAGCGGCGCGTTGCTTTTCGAGTTTTGCCGTCAAGTAGTGGACGTAAATCTTGGAGGCACTTTCGACCATGCTGATGACCGCCAAAAGCACAAACAGCCAGACGGCCCACTCTGGGACGAGGATTGCAACGGTGGTGTTCATTTACCATCCTCCCGGGTAGCAGAGCCAGGATTTATTCCGTGGGCGGCTTCGATGTCGTCTATTAATCCGAGTGCCTTCTTGATGGCCCATTCCTCGGCAAACCAATTGGTTGCAATGTCGCGCCTCTTCTCATCCGTCAGAGGAACTTTTACCCCGCCACCAGCACACGGGACCAAATGATCCTGACTCCCGCCCGCCCCCAAATGACCTGAATTCGGCTGTACCGGCGAGGAGGGGGAGGCGGCGAGGATGTCGGCCCACACGTCAGTGAACAGCAGGCAAGCACCACGCGAGACCTTGTCGAACCTGTCGATCAGCACGTCACGGACTGGCTCGGACAACTTCACCGAGACAATCTGGCACCCTTCGGGTACAGCGCCAGCGGCTTGCTGGATTGCACGGTGGGTATGGTCATTGATCGCGCTGCGGACTTGCAATTGCAATGTCGTCGGCACGTAGTCGTGAATAATGTGTTCGAGCAGGTCGGACAGCGCCCCATGGGGTGTGGTTGTGGTCAAAATAGGCTCCCTTGTACGGGCTGGCGTTGTTGCTCAGTCCAAATGTTTAAAAGTTGCACGAGCGTGTTGTTCGGGATGCACGAGCCAACAGCGCCGCCGCTGATCCCCTCGGAAGTTTCGGCTACGGCGAGGATGGCGCCATCAAGATTCACGTCGATGGTGAAGCCGGTGGCCGGTCTCCAAATGGAGCGCTTGTAGCTTTCTGGCAAGCGGCCATGAAGACGGAACCTGTCGGCTATCCTGTCCACGGCTGCGCATTCTGCTGTGAGGGCCGAGTTCGCACGCTTGACGGCAGTAGCCAAGGCTGCTCCGTCGTTCCATGGCGTGCGAAGCTGAATCACAATTTCCCCTCACCCGCAGGGCTGGCGGTGGAGAGAATGGACTCAGGGCATTTCGGGCCGAAGTGCGCGCCGTAAGTCTGGCCGCAGTTCTCGCAGACCAAGGCCAGCGCAATGTCGGTAGACAGATAGCCCGTGTTGCCATTCTTAAACAGCCCCGGCGCTTGCACGTTGCCACTAGCACAACCGCCCAAATAAACGGAGTTGACCTGGTCGGCCTGCCCCGGGGTGGGCTGCACCACTGATGGGGCGGCTGCGATTTCAAGTGCCATCCGAACCGCGTTTTCCTTGGTGCACTTCACGTTGATCTGGCCGTTTGTCGGGCTTTCAATCGTGATCCACCAGTTCGGGCCGCCATGCTCCCTGAAAGACTTCGCGGTCCACTCCACCGCCTCTACGGCCACTGCTGGTGCGGCATCCTGCGCCAGGATGGGCTCCCACTGGCTGTCATCAAATGACTCACCCTCATCGATGAAGCCGTGGCGCGGCCCTAGCTCCCATCGCTCGTCAAGAAAATAGCGAAAACCTCGGGTTGTCAGCGCGATCACCGTAGCAACGCGCCCTGACGATCTCTGGATAAGCCGGTCGCGCACTTTGAACTTTGTCGCGGCCTCACCCCCCGCAGGAACAGAAGGCGCTGGGGTGGCGCTGTAGCCACGATCAAAGCCAGCCTCAAACACGCGGCGGCGGTCCAGTGTGTCGATCTGCGGACGGGCCTTGAAATACGACTCGCAATCTGCGATGCGATGCGCTTCCTGAATCGCGTAGCTATGCTCCCGGCCCACCGGCTCCGCCCCTTGCACGCGGCTGCTTTCAGCGTTGGCCACATGAAAAGAATCCTGCTCCCGGCTCGCCCCCACTGACCCACCAGCACCGGCTGGCTGGGTGGCGGGCCAGTTCTTCAAATGTTCGGCGGCTTCGGCAACAAACTTCGCGATAGGGCTGTTGTCTGTGTACGGGTAGCCTCGATTTCGGGCGCCTTGGATGATGCCGATAGCCATGCTCAAGAGGCTCTCGGTCTTGTCGTTCGACTCCACCCCCACCGCAACCGGCGCACGGCTGGCGGCGCGGATGTGGTCAGCGAATTCCAGCAATTCGTTGGAAGCAATCAGGTTGACGAGGCGCGAACGCGGCATTTTGACCATCGCCACAGCAACGGCCTCCGCAGCGGAGACAGGTGCCGCCACCTCCTGCTGGCTGGTAAGGGCGGCGCGGATGGCCGATTCGAGCGAAGTTTCGGCACTGGCAACCGCATCGGTAGCGCGCTCAACCGCTTCAAGCTCGGCGTGCCCCGGCATCGTTTCCATTTCAACACGGTGGCCCACATAGTCGTTGATCTGTTTCATCAACTGCTGTACTGCCGCCTCTACCGCTGGGCTGTGTGATTTGTCGGTCATTTCAGTTCCTTACCAGTTGTTGCGTTCGTTCTCGAAAGCGGCCCAGCAGGCCTCTTCGCACTCGCCGCGATATGCCGATTGCATTTCCTTGAGCTGCTTGTTGAACTCGGCCTGCGTGATTCGTCCGGCAGCAAGGTCTTGATACAGCTCGTCTTCTTCGCGTTCGTAGGCGTTGTTCATGTCAATCCTTCGGGGGTTGTGGGGTGAGGGCGGCGCGACGGTCCCACGCAATCTGAATTGCAGGAGCGCGAAGGTTGTTTATGTCGTCGTGCGCCGCACCGTAGCCGTCATAGAATGCGGTTTTCTCGTCGCCCAACGCTTCCCGCAACCTCGCCACCTCGGCCTCCTTGCTTGCAAGGGTCTGGAGGACTTCGCGGATGGCGGCTGGGTTGCAGGCGGCGATGTAGGCAGCATTTGCGCGCCATTCGTCGTAGCTGTCGTCCACCTCAACAATCGAGGTCGCGTGGCCGGGCTTGGTGATCTTTACGTCTGAAGGAAATACCTCCAAACACCCCAAGAAGCCGCGCCTTGTTTTCCAGTTTCCAGCTGTCGGCTTCTTTGCCAAAGCCGCCTCAATCTTCAGTATTGCGTCCATCACTGGCTCCCTGGTTATCTCGGTTGTCTGCCTTGTCTTTCACCGCTTGCTCCAACTTTTCCCAAAACTCGTAGTCGAATTCAGGGGG